CAAACGCTATCAGCAGTCATACGCAAGTAAAGACCAAGGTGGCGGGGGCAGTGGTGTATTCCGCTGGCGTGAACTTGACCAGGATGTCAAGTTTTTTCAGCCCAGTAATGGGCGCAACCGGATGAACATTGTTCCATATCCGATTAAGAGTAAAAATCATCCGCTGGTCAAGAAGGGTGAATTTACAATCGGTGATTTGGATTATGTCATGGACATCCATACTCACCGAATGGTTGGGCCAAGTGAATCCACAGTCCTTTGTCTGAAAAAGACATTTGGAAAGCCTTGCCCGATTTGTGAAGAAGCAGAAAAACTTAAAAAGGCTGGAAAGGAAAAAGAAGCCGGAGCGCTCAAACCTTCCCGCCGTTGCTTCTACAACGTGGAAGATTTGAAAAACCATCCTGGCGAAATTATGGTATTTGAAGTCAGTCATTTCCTTTTTGAAAAGGAATTGATTGATGAAGCCCGTGGCGATGATTCCGATGAAGGTTTTATTGAGTTTGCCGATCCCGATAATGGCAAAGAGATAAAATTCAGAGTCCAAAAAATCAGCCGTGGCGGATTTGAATTCAATGAATTCAAGTCGTTCAGTTTTGAAGACCGTGAAGAGCCGTTGGATGATGAACTTCTCAGCCAGGCAATATCGTTTGATTCAATCATGACCATACCGACCTATGAAGAAGCACAAGCAATTCTTTTCGGAGCGGATGACGATGAGGATGAATCAGAAGATGACGACCCGGACATGGGTGATGAGGATGACGATGAAGAAGATGAAAAACCGGCAAAGAAAAAGCCGGCACCGTCCAAACCTGCGCCAAAGAAAAAGCCGGAGCCGGAAGCCGATGACGAAGATGAAGATGAAGACGACAGTGATGAGGAAGATGACGATGATGAAGATGAACCGCCAGCCAAACCTTCCAAGGGCAAAGAAAAAGCCGGAGCCGAAAAGGGCGGCAAATGTCCCTTTGGACATAAGTGGGGCAAGGATTGTGACCAGCACGATGATTGTGATGATTGCGATAAATGGGACACTTGTGTCAACGCAAAATAAATAACCGGAATAGAGCCGCAGAAAGTCCTGCGGCTCTATTTCAAAATAGGATAAAAGGAAATGAGTGAAGTAAGAAAAGCCCGAATTGAAAAAGCCTTAAAAAATTATTTAACTTTTGGTGAAGCAATTGCGTATTGTAAACGGCGGGGTGTCGAAATATCAAAAGCAGGTTTTTACGCTGCTTCACGCCGTCAGGGTTTTGTAGAAGGTAGTTCACCGCCGTATTTATTTCATAAAGGTAAACTGGACAACTGGATTGAAAAGGCAAAGGAAAAACCGCCCAAAGGCTGGGCACCGATTAGTAAAATAGCGGGTGAGTATAAAATCTCAATCCACAACATATATTTCTGGATTAGTGAAAATAAATTGACCGTAAAACATATTGGGGTGGGTCAGGGAGTGGTGCATGTCAAACGCGAAAGTGTTAAAGCCCTCATACAGTCTGGACGTGAGCAAGTTAAGAAAAACAATTTGGAGGCAACCCGAAATGAAAAAAAGTAATATGCCCTTTTTTAGTACAGGGAGCGATTTATTGGATTTGGTAGTCGGCGGTGCTCCAAACCTTTTCGGTTATCCAGCGGGCAAGTTTATCAATATAGTTGGAGACAAGTCAGCGGGTAAAACCTTTTTGGCCAATGAATTGATAGCCGCAGCATATCATTGTTATGGAGCGAAAAACTTCAAATGGATTTATGATGATTGTGAATCAGGATATTCTTTCAATACCAAAGATATGTATGGTGTCGATATTATGCCTGAAGGAACACCACGGAGTGAAACAATTGAAAAGGCTTTTTGTAATATATCGGACTTTGCCGACAGTTTGAAAGCAGGGCAGTTTGGTATTTATGTTATCGACAGTTTGGACGGCTTGGGAAGTATAGAAGCCGATAAAATGGCGCAGAACAGATTGAAGGCGCATAAAGCCGGAAAAGAATTTGATGAAGGCTCATACCGGATGGGCAAGCCAAAGTATCTCAGTCAAGAGTTTTTTCCACAACTTTGTAATGTCGTTCAAGACAAAAACATTTTGGTAGTAATTATCAGTCAGGTGCGGGAAAATATTGATCCTTATTCCTTTGAGAAGTTTAAGCGCAACGGCGGGAAGTCGATGGACTTTTATGCCCATACAGTACTCTGGTTAGCAACGATGAAAAAAATCGTAAAGAAAAGCCGGAGCGTGGGAGTAGTTGTAAAAGCCAAAGTTACAAAAAGTAAAACACCCAGACCGTTCAGAGAATGTACTTTCAGTTTGCTTTTCGATTATGGCTTGGACAATATTGGAACCAATTTGGACTTCCTTTATGAGTTGCGAACAGACAAGGGTGAACTTCAACCTGCGGCCAAAGCATTATCTTGGGGTGGAGAAGCCGGAGCCGAAAAGCCAAATATTGTTAAAATAAAGAAATGGTTGAAGTCCAAGACTATGGCAAAAAAAGTCGGGAATAAAACCGAAAAGATGGACGCTCTTGAATTCTTTAAGAATGAAAATGAGCGGGTTACACTTGACGCTATGCTGGACTTCATCGAAAAATACCCAGGGCTTCAAACCGCCTTTGAAAAGGATTTTGGTTCATCGGGCGTGGTAATGAGCCGTGAAAAACTTATCAACTATATTGAAGAGAAAAATCAAATAAAAGTTCTGCGTCAATTAGTAATTGATAAGTGGGAAGCGATTGAGGCTGATTGTAAAAGCAACCGCCGGAAAAGATACGGCACGCAGCCAAAGGGTGAAGCATAATCTATAATAAAGAGAATGAACTGGAAGTACAGATGGATGTATAAGTCCGTGCTGTCGGCTTCAAAAGTCGCTTCCAGTTAGTGCGGGGTCACCAGTTGTACCCGAAAGCAGCGCCCAGACTATGACGATGGTTTGGTGTTCGTGAAAAGCCCTACCGAAAAAAGGCGGGCACCCTTCGTGGTTGAATGGCTGTAGTAGGAAAAAGTGGCAAACCAGGATTTGAACAGGCGGTTATCTGTGATGGGCTTTTACATTGAAATGGTATTAGAAGCATACCATAAACTGCCTGTACTTTTTATTTATAACCGGAGCGAAAATGGAATTGCTGAGAATAAGGAAGCGCTGGAGAAAAGGGCGCAAACCTTTTTATGAGACAACGTGTACTTGTAAGGCATACCATTATCCGCACCGCTTTTCCGTAAAGCGATGCTGTTTTTTTTTGTTAGATTATTTTTGGGATAATGGACATTGTGGCGGGTGCGATAGTCGGGTATTTGACGACCGTGGTGCCCCTTCCTGTCAAGTAATAGACGGCGGTGAGCGGATAGATACTTGCCCCTGTCTTCAGGAAGTATTCCACGATTATGAAATAAAGATACCTGGTGAGAAAAAAGGCTATACTAGGCATCAACATTATTGGGGATAAAAGAGTGAGTGAAAAAAAAATTAAATTAACATTAAATGAAATGGAATTAAAACTCATAATTGATTATATAGCAGCCTATGAGATGTTAGTCCATAGAAGTCCGGCAAGAACTTCCAAAATTAAAAAGAAACTTGAAACGGCTCTTAATAAAAAACCAATGAAAATATCTAGCCGAAAAGCCAAAGGTAGATCGCTTCAATATTGGGTTTGTAATAGAATAGCGGAAATGTTGGGAATTGAATTTGTTCAAAAAGATGATACCTGTTTAATACATAGCCGTGAAATGGGGCAGTCCGGTACTGATATTGCTTTGCGTGGAGAAGCCGCAAAGATGTTTCCGTTTGATGTAGAATGTAAAAATACAGAGGGTGTTTCATTTAACGCTTTTATTCAACAGGCAAAGGCGAATGAGAAGCCGGAGCGCTCATGGTTATTAGTTATTAAAAACTCAATAATAGAAAAGCCTGTGGCGGTTATGGACTGGGAAACCTTTGAAAAGATATTCCGTAAAGGAAACCCGAAAATTGTTGGAAAAGCGGTTATGACTTTGGACGGCGCTGAAATAGGAAAATGCTATATTCATGAAGGCGGTTTGGTAACGATACCGGAGCCGAAAAAATATGATTCAGAAGCGAAAAAAGAGGCAATTGACGCTCTGGTTAAAAAAGCAAGGAAACGCCGAATGGGAGTATTGGAGCCATGAACGAAAAACCGTGGGAATTATTTACAGATGTCAATGGAGCAGGAACTTGTCAACGTTGCCCGGAATGCGGCAGGAATTATCGCTTGAATGCCGATTTGGGATATTCAAAAATATATAAAACCGAATGTGAATGCGGTT